ATGGCAGATAAACGAACCCGTTCCGACAGTTCGGCGGCAGCGGTTCAGGCCATGAAAAATGCAGCAGTGGACACCATCGATCCTCCGTCCCATGCAGGTTTGGAAAAAAAAGCCGAACCATTCTGGCATGACAATATCAGATCGAAAGCTCTGGACAGCTGGACGCCAGCCGACCTTCTGGCCGCCGTAGAACTGGCAAATAACCAGCTCTATATCACCGTTTTACGCAAGGATTTACGCAAAGAAGAACGCCTTCGCGGAGAGGCGCGAGACGAGGGGCTAATCAAAGACCTCCGTAAGCAAATTGTTGAACTGCAGCGAACCATCCTGGCTCAGCGCCGTGACCTGCAGATCCATTCCCACGCAACCAACGGCGAAAGCCGCGACCAGAAGAAACGCAATCAGAATGATCGTGATGCACGAAACACGAAAAACGAGCATCAGGACCAGGACGACAACCTGATCGCCTTTCCCAAGCATGGATAAAAGACTATGACGCGAGGTGAGCGTGTAATAGCGTTCATCGAGCGCTTTTGCATCGTGCCGGAAGGCAAGCTTATTGGCCAACCCATGAGGCTGGACCCCTTTCAGAAAGATTTCATCCTGGCGGTTTACGACAATCCGGCCGGAACGGATATGGCGATCCTCAGCATCGCCCGAAAAAATGGTAAGACTGGCCTAATTGCCGGAATTCTGCTGGCTCACCTGGTAGGGCCTGAAGCGGTGCAGAACACGCAGATTGTCAGCGGTGCACTCAGCCGGGAACAGGCGGCCATCGTTTTTAACCTTGCGGTGAAGATGGTCAACCTGAACCCCAAGCTGCAGGAGATTGTGCACATTACGCCAAGCGGCAAAAAGCTGATCGGCCTGCCGTGTAACGTCGAATACAAGGCTTTATCCGCAGAAGGAAAGACGACGCACGGCCTTTCCCCCATTCTGGCCATTCTCGATGAAACCGGGCAGGTTAGGGGGCCGCAGGATGATTTTATCGATGCAATAACTACCGCGCAGGGGGCGCATGAAAACCCGCTGCTGATTGTTATCAGTACGCAGGCAGCAAACGATGCTGACCTGCTGAGCATCTGGATTGATGATGCGGTCAAATCGAAAGATCCGCACATCGTATGCCACGTTTATGAAGCGCCAAAGGACGCTGATATCAGTAAACGCGAGTCCTGGCTGGCTGCGAACCCGGCGCTGGGAACATTCAGGTCAGAAAAAGACATGGCGCGCCAGGCCGAGAAAGCAGGCCGAATGCCAAGCTTCGAAAACACCTTCCGAAATCTCAACCTCAATCAGCGCGTTTCTACCGTATCGCCGTTTATCTCCCGCAGCGTGTGGGAGCTTTGCGGAGAGATGCCGATTAACACGCCGAGGAAGTGGTACGCGGGGCTGGATCTGTCAGCCAGGAACGACTTAACGGCGCTGGTTATCGCTGGTGAAGCAGATGATGGTGTCTGGGATGTTTTCCCCTTCTTCTGGACACCTCAAAAGACTCTTGAGGAGCGAACAAAAACGGACCGCGCACCCTATGACGTTTGGGTGAGAGAGGGGCTGCTGCGCACCACGCCAGGCGCTTCGGTGGATTACTCATTCGTCGTTGCGGATATCGCTGAAATTATCGGTGATTTCGACCTTACCTCGATGGCTTTTGACCGTTGGCGCATTGACCAGTTCAGGAAGGATGCCGATGCCATTGGCCTGAACCTCCCACTGGTCGAGTTCGGCCAGGGCTTTAAGGATATGGGGCCAGCTGTAGACACGCTGGAGTCTCTAATGCTTAACGGGCGCGTGAGGCATGGCATGCACCCCGTATTAACGATGTGTGCTGTGAATGCGGTGGTGGTGAAAGATGCTGCTGGCAACCGCAAGCTCGATAAGTCCAAAGCAACAGGCCGTATTGATGGCATGGTCGCAATGACAATGTCCGTTGGTGCTGCTAATGGGGAAGTTACCGAACAGGGTGGTGACTTCGATGACTTCATTTTCCGACCGCTGAGCATGTGATGGAAGAACCTAAATACACGATTGACCTGCGAACCAATAACGGCTGGTGGGCAAGGCTGCAGTCCTGGTTTGTCGGCGGGCGTTTAGTCACCCCAAATCAGGGCTCACAGACGGGGCCTGTTTCGGCCCACGGACACCTGGGCGATTCATCCATTAACGATGAACGGATACTGCAAATTTCGACGGTTTGGCGCTGCGTGAGCCTGATTTCAACGCTCACGGCATGCTTACCGCTTGATGTCTTCGAAACCGACCAGAATGACAACCGAAAAAAAGTGGGTTTGAGCAATCCGCTGGCGCGACTGCTGCGCTACTCACCGAATCAGTACATGACCGCCCAGGAATTCAGAGAGGCCATGACGATGCAGCTCTGTTTCTACGGCAACGCGTATGCACTGGTGGACCGCAACAGCGCAGGTGACGTGATCAGCCTTCTCCCGCTTCAGTCTGCCAATATGGATGTGAAACTCGTCGGAAAAAAAGTGGTTTATCGCTATCAACGCGACAGCGAATACGCCGACTTTTCGCAGAGAGAGATTTTTCACCTTAAATGCTTCGGATTCACCGGGCTGGTCGGCCTGTCCCCCATTGCTTTTGCCTGTAAATCGGCAGGTGTGGCAGTTGCGATGGAGGACCAGCAGCGAGATTTCTTTGCCAACGGCGCCAAGTCTCCGCAAATCCTCTCAACCGGCGAAAAAGTGCTAACTGAACAGCAGCGCTCGCAGGTCGAAGAGAACTTCAAAGAGATCGCCGGCGGTCCGGTTAAAAAACGCCTCTGGATTCTGGAAGCGGGCTTTTCCACATCGGCAATTGGCGTAACGCCGCAGGATGCCGAAATGATGGCGTCCCGAAAATTTCAGGTAAGTGAACTGGCGCGATTCTTTGGCGTACCGCCTCACCTTGTCGGCGACGTCGAGAAATCAACGAGCTGGGGATCGGGCATCGAGCAGCAGAATCTCGGCTTCCTGCAGTACACCCTGCAGCCCTATATCTCCCGGTGGGAAAACAGCATTCAGCGGTGGCTTATTCCTGCTAAGGATGTTGGCCGCATTCATGCTGAGCACAATCTCGACGGCCTGCTGAGGGGCGATTCGGCATCCCGCGCTGCCTTTATGAAGGCAATGGGAGAGGCAGGGCTACGCACCATCAACGAAATGCGACGAACGGACAACCTCCCGCCATTGCCGGGTGGCGATGTGGCAATGCGCCAGTCGCAATACGTGCCGATCACCGATTTAGGAACCAACAAAGAGCCCCGTAATAACGGGGCTTAATTTTTATGGGGGCCGTAATGCCTGAGATCGTAAAAACGCTGTCCTTCGACGAGACAGAAATCAAATTCACCGGTGACGGTAAACAGGGGATTTTTGAAGGCTACGCCTCTGTTTTTAATAACACCGATTCCGATGGCGACATCATTCTGCCCGGGGCGTTTAAAAACGCACTGGCGAACCAGACCCGCAAAGTGGCGATGTTTTTCAACCACAAGACGTGGGAGCTGCCGGTTGGTAAATGGGACAGCCTGGCAGAAGACGAAAAAGGCCTGTATGTGCGCGGTCAACTTACCCCAGGGCACAGCGGCGCCGCCGACCTGAAAGCGGCAATGCAGCACGGTACGGTTGAAGGTATGTCGGTTGGCTTTTCCGTTGCGAAAGACGATTACACCATCATTCCAACAGGCCGCATTTTTAAGAATATCCAGGCTCTGCGCGAAATCAGCGTCTGCACTTTCCCCGCCAACGAACAGGCTGGCATCGCAGCCATGAAAAGTGTCGATGGCATTGAAACGATCCGTGATGTTGAGAACTGGCTGAGGGATTCAGTCGGCCTCACCAAATCACAGGCAGTAGGGCTAATAGCCCGGTTTAAGTCAGCGATTCGGAGCGAGTCCGAGGGCGACGGAAACGAAGCACAAATCAACGCTCTGCTTCAGAGCATCAAATCTTTCCCTTCTAATTTAGGTAATTAATTATGTCTGAACTCGCTCTCATTCAAAAAGCTATCGAAGAATCCCAGCAGAAAATGTCTCAACTTTTCGATGCGCAGAAAGCAGAAATCGAAAGCACTGGCCAGGTTTCCAAACAGCTGCAGTCCGACCTGGCAAAAGTGCAGGAAGAACTGACCAAATCCGGTGCGCGTCTCTTCGATCTGGAACAGAAACTGGCTTCCGGTGCTGAAAATCCGGGTGAGAAGAAATCCTTCTCTGAACGTGCTGCGGAAGAGCTCATCAAGTCATGGGACGGTAAACAGGGCACCTTCGACGCGAAGACGTTTAACAAGTCTCTCGGCAGTGACGCTGATTCTGCTGGCTCACTGATCCAGCCGATGCAGATCCCCGGCATCATCATGCCAGGACTGCGCCGTCTGACCATTCGTGACCTGCTGGCGCAGGGCCGCATCTCCAGCAACGCTCTGGAATACGTCCGTGAAGAGGTGTTTACCAATAACGCCGACGTGGTGGCCGAGAAAGCGCTGAAGCCCGAATCGGATATCACCTTCAGTAAGCAAACCGCGAACGTGAAGACGATCGCCCACTGGGTGCAGGCATCGCGTCAGGTTATGGACGATGCGCCAATGCTGCAGTCATACGTCAACAACCGCCTCATGTACGGCCTGGCGCTGAAGGAGGAAGGTCAACTGCTGAACGGTGACGGTACCGGGGATAACATCGAAGGTTTGAACAAAGTGGCCACCGCTTACGACACCTCGCTGAATGCCACTGGCGACACCCGCGCTGACATTATCGCTCACGCTATTTATCAGGTGACAGAGTCTGAGTTTAGCGCTTCCGGTATTGTCCTGAACCCGCGGGACTGGCACAACATCGCGCTGCTGAAAGACAATGAAGGCCGCTATATCTTCGGTGGTCCTCAGGCGTTTACCAGCAACATCATGTGGGGCCTGCCAGTGGTTCCGACTAAGGCGCAGGCCGCCGGCACCTTTACGGTGGGCGGTTTCGATATGGCCTCTCAGGTCTGGGATCGCATGAATGCCACCGTGGAAGTCAGCCGTGACGACCGCGACAACTTCGTGAAAAACATGCTGACCATTCTGTGCGAAGAGCGCCTGGCGCTGGCGCACTATCGCCCGGCGGCCATCATCAAGGGCACTTTCTCTTCTGGCTCATGATGGAGGGGGCGGGGTAACCCGCCCTTTTAACGTATGGCGATAGATGTTCTCGATGTAATTGGCCTCCGCCTGTTCAAACAGCAGATTGAGTTTGAGGAAGACGACAGGGACGAGTTGATCACCCTGTACGCGCAGGCGGCTTTTGACTACTGCATACGCTGGTGCGATGAACCGGCATGGAAAGTTGCAGCTGATATTCCTGCAGCCGTTAAGGGCGCCGTTCTCCTTGTCTTTGCTGACATGTTTGAACACCGCACCGCGCAAAGCGAAGTACAGCTATATGAGAACGCTGCCGCCGAACGCATGATGTTCATCCATCGCAACTGGCGCGGTAAATCTGAACCTGAGGAGGGCTCCTGATGGAACCTGGACGATTCAGGCACAGGGTAAAAATTCTCACCTTCACGACTTCGCGCGATCCATCTGGTCAGCCGGTTGAATCGTGGACTGGTGGCAACCCGGTCCCGGCTGAGGTAAAGGGGATCAGCGGCAGAGAGCAGCTTTCAGGCGGCGCGGAAACGGCGCAGGCAACCATTCGCGTCTGGATGCGCTTCAGGGCAGAGCTGAACGCCTCTTCTCGTCTGGAAGTGCTCAGCGGCCCGTATAAAGGTCAGGTGCTAAATATCATCGGTCCTCCTGTAGCAAATGCGACCGGCAATCGCCTGGAAATTCTTTGCAAAACGGGAGCTGAAAAATGATTGAGACGAGCCTCGATTTTTCCGGGTTAAATGACATTGCAAAGGATCTTGAAGCGCTTAGCCGCGCTGAAAACAACAAGGTTCTGCGTGATGCCACGCGCGCCGGTGCCGAAGTGCTTAAGGAAGAAGTGATCGCACGCGCTCCGGTGCGTACCGGGAAACTGAAAAAAAACGTGGTGGTGGTGACCCAAAAAAGCCGACGCCGCGGGGAAATTTCTTCCGGTGTCCACATTCGTGGTGTTAACCCGCGCACCGGGAACAGCGATAACACGATGAAGGCGAATAACCCGAGAAATGCCTTTTACTGGCGATTCGTCGAAATGGGTACCGTTAACATGCCACCGCACCCTTTCATTCGTCCCGCGTTCGATGTACGCCAGGAGCAGGCGACGGAGGTCGCAATCAGGCGCATGAACCAGGCCATTGACGAGGCATTAAGCAAATGACGGAAGACGATCTCTATCCTCTGCTGGCGCCGCTGGCCGGAGGGCAGGTTTATCCCTACGTTGCGCCGCTCGGCAGTGACGGGAAGCCTTCAGTCTCTCCGCCATGGGTAATTTTCTCGATTATTACCGACGTGGCCGCAGACGTTCTTTGCGGTCAGGCTGAATCTGCCGTTTCTGTGCAGGTTGATGTCTATTCCAGCACCATCGCTGAAGCGCGCACGATCAGGAATATGGCGCTTGATGCTCTGCAGGTGCTGAAGCCGGAAGGCATTGTGAAAACGCCGGGCTATGAGCCTGATTTGCACTATCACCGGGCAACGCTCGAATTTCAGGTAACCGTTTAACCTTACTCACCATAACAGACCGCTCCGGCGGTCTTTTTTTTTAACTGGAGAAACCATGACCAGTAAGTATGAAGTCACAAAGGGGATGACCTTTGCCGTCTCCGACGCACCAGTAACCGCTGATGATTTTAATTCACAAACTTTCCCGGGGGCTGGCATTACCTGGCTGGAAGCAGCCTGTGCAACGAAGGAGATCACCTTCACCGGCGGGCAGAAAGGGGATATCGACGTAACCACGCTGTGCTCAACTGAACAGGAGCAAACCAACGGCCTCGCCGCGCCTGCTGAAATGAGCATTACCCGTAACTGGGTTGGCGATGAAGCAGCACAGGAGGCACTGCAGACCGCTTACGAAAATGACGAACTGCGCGCGCTGCGCGTGGTATTCCCGTCTGGCAACGGTTTCTACGTGCTGGTGGAGGTACGCCAGAGCTCATGGTCTGCCGCAACATCTTCCGTTGTTGGCGCTACCTATTCTCTGCGTGTACGCGGCAAACCTAAACGCATCTACGCGTCTGGTTCCTGAGCGGCTTCGGCCGCTTTTTTTATCCCTCCGATCATGTAACAAGAGAAAAATGAAATGCCGCAAAAAACATCACAGAATTCATTACGCAACGTGGCGCTTACAGCATCGAAAGCCTATCGCACCAAAGAAGGTATCACGGTTCCTGAATGGGATGGCGCAAAGGTAACGCTGCGTGAACCCTCTGGCGATGCCTGGGTGAAATTCCGGGAGATCGTTAATCCCCAGCTCGCCGAGGGCGAAGAGGCACCGACGCTGACGGAGGCGGAAAAGTTTCTGCGTAACAAAGAGGCTGATGTGGTTCTGTTTATTGACGTTCTGCTGGATGAAAACGGCGAGCGAGTATTCAGCGATGAGGATCAGGAGCAGGTATCTAAAATTTATGGTCCTGTGCACTCCCGCCTGCTGGCTCAGGCCCTAAACCTCGGCATGAGCCAGGAAGAAGCGGGAAAGCCGTAAAGCAGCCGCTGACCTTCTTCCTGATGTCGCTGGCGCTCCGGTTGGGGCGTACTCTCCACGAACTGCGCCAGACCATGACCGCCAGCGAGCTCAAAATGTGGATCGAGTTCGACCGCATCAGTCCGATTGGTGACTGGCGCGCCGATGCACAGGCGGCGCAGATCTCCGTTGCAATGCTGAACTCTCAGGGTGGGAAATTCACCATTCCTGATGTGATGCTGAAGTGGGGAGAGCAGGAAGAGGTCGCAGAAGTCTCAGAACTCGAAAATTGGATATCCAGTCTTTGACGCCCGCGGCTGCGGGCTTTTTTATGGGTGAAATATGGCAACGCTGCGCGAGCTAATCATCAAAATTTCGGCGAACTCATCTTCTTTCCAGTCTGAGATCGCCAGAGCGTCCCGCATGGGAACCGATTACTACCGCACTATGGAACAGGGCGGGAAAAAAGCTGCAGCGGCCACGCGTGAAACTCAGCGGTCTTTGGCTGAACTGAATTCTCAGCTTGCTAGCGTGCGCTCTTCTGCGACTGAGCTTGCCGGGGCATGGGCTGGGGCATTTGCCACGCATCAGCTCATCGCGTTTGCGGATACCTGGAACCAGCTGAGTGGCCGTCTGCGCCTGGCTGCCTCCTCAAGCGAGGATTACGTGCAATCCCAGCGCGTGCTGATGGAGATTAGCCAGCGCACCGGAACATCCCTCGAGGCAAACAGCAACCTGTACAGCAGAATTGCGCAGTCCCTGCGTGATGCCGGTTACGCTTCTGCTGACGTCGCAAAAGTTACGGAAACCGTAGCAACCTCACTGAAGCTGTCTGGCGCCAGTACCGAAGAGGCGAGTTCTGTTATCACCCAGCTTAGCCAGGCGCTTGGCTCAGGTGTTTTGCGAGGCGAAGAATTTAACTCCATCATGGAGAACGGCGGTCGCCTGGCGAAACTGCTGGCTGATGGGCTGGGTACCACTGTTGGTGGCCTGCGAAATATGGCCAACAACGGAGAGCTGACGACCAACAAGATCGTCCCGCTGCTGACCAACGTCGAGACCCTCCGTAAAGAATTTGACACCCTTCCTGCATCAATCAGCGGATCTGCACAGAAAGTGCAAAACGCCTTCCTTGCATGGGTTGGCGGGGCTAACGATGCCGTCGGCGCATCATCCACTCTTTCTGGCGTGTTGGATGGTCTGGCGAACAACATCGATGATGTGGCAAACACCGCAGGCATTCTGGTTGGTGTTGGCCTCGCTCGTTATTTTGGCAACATGGTCGGCAGCGTTGCTCAGTCAACCCGGGCAGTGCTCGCTAATACGGCCGCCGAGGTCGCGCTGGCGCAGGCTCAGGTTCGCGGCGCTCAGGTTAGCGTTGCTGCTGGTCGCCAGGCTGTTTACCGCGCTCAACAGGCGCGTGCAGCGGCGACGAGTATTGAGGCTCAGATTGTCGCTGAGCGTAATCTTGCAGCTGCTCAGGCATCACTGAATACGGCGCTTGCTGGCAGAGCTTCGTCCGTTAATAACCTCACCAATACAGCCTCGGTGATGTCCCGCCTGGGTAGTGGCGTTCTTGGCATTCTCGGTGGCTGGCCTGGAGTGATTATCGGTGCCGGCGCTGCGATGTATGGCCTTTATCAGCATACCCAGCAGGTGCACAAAGAGGCGGTCGGGTTTGCCAACAATCTGGATGAAATAAACGGTAAGCTGCAGCAGATGTCGGTGCTTGGGCTACGCTCTACGGCAGCTGATGCCCGTACATCATTACAGGCACAAAAGCAGGACCTGGCCGATCTTGACTCACAAATTGCGAAGGTAAAGGAAAGCCAGGCAGGACTGGCATTAATTCAGGAAAAATATAATAAATCCCCACGTTTAACCTACCTGAATACCTTCATGGATCAGGCTGATATAACCGAAAAAAATATTTCTTTAACTGATCGGTTGTCTCAACTTGAGTTTGAAAGAGAGAAGGTCGCCGCAAGAATAGCGGCCACTCAAAAGCTCGTAAATGAGGCGAGCGATCTCGCCACTCAGAGGGCTATACAGCAGGCTGGTGCAATTTCCATTTTAAATGGTGCATACAGACTCCTGAATCAAACAATGGCAGTGATCCCAACGGTTGAGCCTAAGTTTGTCAGCCCCGTCGTGCCTGTTTCTAATGCTACGCCACAACAGCAAACGGCCCTTGAACGAGCACGCCGTGATAACGAGATGGCCAGCCTCAGCGGCTTAGAGAAACTCCATCAGCAGCACGTCTACGAAGCAGAAGATCTGAAGCTGACGGGGGCTCTTTACACCCAGTACATCTACAACAAGGATCAGGCAGCCAAAAAGGATGCAGCAGCTGCAGAGGCAAAAAAAACCTCCACTGCTGCCTCAAATGCGCAGAGTAAAGCCGAGCGCGAAGCGGCCAGCACCGCCGAACAGTATTCCCGGAAAATGGCCGATCTGAGTGTGGCTATCGACGTGCAACGCGTTCGGGCCACGGAAGGCGAAAAAGCCTCGGAGCTTTACTCTGCATCGCACCAGGCAGGCACTAAATGGACCGACGAGCAGCGCAAGGCGATCCAGGCATCATCAGCAGAGCTGGCAAAATGGACGCAAAAAGCCGACGAGAACGTGCGCAAGCAGCGCGAACAAGCTGATGCCCTGAAGGATTTAACTGAAGCGGCCCGAAAGTTCAGGGATGAGGCGACGCTGACAACCGAAACCGCAGGCATGAGTGATCGCCAGCGCAGCCGGTTCGACGAGACGCAACAGATCGACCGTGTTTTCACTAAAGCCGGTGGAGACAAAAGCACCCAGGCGGTGATTGCTCGAAATGAGGCCCTCGATGCTCTGGATAAGAAATACAAAGCTATCGCAGCAGCTGAAGCGGACTGGATGTCCGGAGTATCAAGCGGCTATGCCAACTGGTTTCATGAAATCAGTAACGTATCCGGCACGGTCTCTGACGGGGTGAAAACCACGTTGGACAGCGCATTCAGTAACGTTACGTCGATGCTGGAAGGCAATAAAGTTAGCTGGAAATCGTGGGGTATTTCTGTCCTGCAGATTATCGAAAAAGTGGCGCTGCAGATGGCGGTGGTTAGCGCGATGGGCGGGGCCTCTTCCGGCTCTGGCATCTTTGGCTCACTCATAGGCAGTGTAGGCAGCTTCTTCGGGGGCGGGGCGGGAGCATCAGCCAGCACCGGTACGGCGGTTTCCAGTTACGGATCGAACTTCCAGTTTAACGCCAAAGGCGGCGTTTATGACTCTCAATCCCTGAGTGCTTTCAGTAACGGGATCGTCAGAAACCCCACCATGTTCGCTTTCGCAAAAGGCGGGGCCGGAATCATGGGCGAGGCTGGACCGGAGGCGATCATGCCGCTTACCCGCGCGCCGGATGGTTCTCTCGGCGTTCGTGCGGTCGGCGGCGGTAGCGGTCAGTCTGTATCGTCTGCGCCACAGGTTTATATCACTATCGATGGCAACGGCAACACCTCAACGCAAACCTCACCAGGCCTTGAGCAATTTGGTGCCGAAGTCGGGAAATTTGTCGATCAGCGATATAAGCAGAATGTAATGCGTGATATCCGCCCCGGCGGTGATATCTGGAACGCAATGAAAGGAGCCCGATAATTATGGCCATCGAAACTTTCACATGGTGCCCACGGATTAACGCTGAAGCTGATACAAATTTCCGCGTCAGGAAAGCACAGTTTGGTGATGGATATGAGCAGGTTTCAGGGGATGGATTAAACCCTAAAAGCCAGCAATGGACGCTCAATTTTACCGGCGATGAAACCTACATTTCAGCGATTAAATCTTTTCTCGACAGGCATGAAGGAACGAAAGCCTTTCAGTGGAAGCCACCGCTCGAACCTTTGGGTTTGTATCGTTGCGAAACGTATAAACCCACCGGGCTCGGCGCGGGGAAATTCAACCTTGAAGCAACATTCATCCAGGCTTTTAAACCATGAGCTTAAACGCAGATTATCAGAAGCTGGAATCCGGAAACGATGTTCGTCTTATTGAGGTAGACGGTTCTTCCTTTGGGCTAACGGACGTTATCCGCTTTCACAATTACAACATTCCCCACACAGAATCGGAAATCATCGCCGCTGGTGGGGATGAGTCCAATCTTCCGGCGAAACCAATCTGGTGGCAGGGAAATGAATACGCCGCCTGGCCGTATCAGCTGGAAGGTCTGGAGAAATCAACCAGTGGGAGCAACGCAACGCCATCCCTGACGGTTGCGAACATCGAAAGCTCCATTTCTGCCCTGTGTCTTGCGTATGACGATCTGCTGCAGGCTAAAGTCACTATTCACGACACAAAAGAAAAATATCTCGATGCCAGAAATTTCGCAGACGGCAACCCCACAGCAGACCCGGCTCAGGAAAAGCTGCAGGTCTGGTATATCGACGGGAAAACGGGCGAGCTTGCCGGTGAAACCGTTGAATTTGTTCTGTCCAGCCCGATGGACCTCCAGGGGCAAATGATCCCGACGCGACAGCTTCATTCCCTGTGTACCTGGTGCATCCGGAATAAATATCGTACCGGCGACGGCTGCGACTATGCCGGCACCAGCTATTTTGACAAAAACAACAACCCGGTAAGCGATCCGTCGCTGGATGAATGCAACGGCACGCTGACGGCCTGCAAACTTCGGTTCGGTGAAAATAACGAGCTCTCGTTTGGTGGGTTCCCTGGCACGTCTTTGATCAGGAGCTGATATGCGGCAGAAAACCATTGATGCCATTATGGCGCATGCTGCAGCTGAATATCCTCGCGAGTGCTGCGGCGTGGTGGCGCAGAAAAGCCGTGTTGAACGTTATTTCCCGTGCCGCAATCTTGCCACGGAACCGGAGGACAATTTTGTCCTCTGCCCGGAAGATTACGCAGCTGCTGAGGACTGGGGCACGGTGATCGCCATCGCTCACAGTCACCCTGATGCCACGACACAGCCGAGCGAACTGGATAAAGCGCAATGCGATGCAACGCTTTTACCCTGGCATATTGTGAGCTGGCCGGAGGGTGATTTACGCACCATCCAGCCGCGTGGAGAACTGCCGTTGCTGGAGCGTCCGTTTGTGCTTGGACACTTCGACTGCTGGGGGCTGGTAATGAGCTATTTTCGGCAAACGCATGGTATCGAGCTCCACGATTACCGGGTGGATTATCCCTGGTGGGAAAACGACTATCCGGACAACTTCTATCATGATTGCTGGTACGAGTGCGGTTTCCGTGAATTCGACGGGCCACCGAAACCAGGCGATATGGTGATCATGCAGGTCCAGGCTGATAAGTGGAACCACGCGGGGATCCTGCTGCAGGGTAATATGCTGCTGCACCACCTGTACGGACATTTGAGCCAGCGCGTGCCATATGGTGGCTACTGGCAGGAAAGAACAATGAAGATTTTACGTTACAAATCTCTGTGCTAACCTTTTGCAAAACCAAAGGGGATAGGGATATGAAAAAAACATTATTGGCACTTTCTTTGTTAATTATGGCTGGTTGTTCTACAGAGCCAGTTCTCCCGCAATATGCAAAAGAAGTGTCAGCACCAAAAGAATTTCAACAGAAAACAAACACAACTGCCGTAACTATCATTCGCGATAAAGGTTTTGTCGCTGGTGGATGCGCTATAACAGCCTATATCAATGGTAAATATTTGGCGGAACTTGATACAGGGGAAAAAGTCACTGCTTTCCTTAACCCTGGCGATGTGTTGATAGGGGCAGGATTTGCCGGGAAAGGCCTATGTAATGGTGCGCCTAAAAAGGAGCGTGAATTTTCAATTAAAGAAAATACTCCACGAGTTTTACGGATATTTATCGATCAGAGTGGGAACGTTGACATACTCCCGATGTCGATAAACTAGAGTTAATTTTAATAGACAAAGGCCACCTCCGGGTGGCTTTTTTATTGGGGTGATTCATGTCAGATGTAATGACTCGCATTGAGCTCGGCGGCGTGCTTGGGAAGACTTTTGGTAAAACACATCACCGCTCAATAAGCACAACTCAAGAAGCTTGCAAAGCCTTAGCTGCTACGATTAATGGTTTCGAAAAATTCATGAATACGAGTAAGCAAAGGGGGCTTTCTTATGCGGTTTTTCGCGGTAAGAAAAATATTGGCATTGATGAGTTAGGCTTTCCTGTCAAGGGCGAGGTTATCAGAATAATGCCTGTGCCGATCGGAAGTAAAAAAGCAGGTGTATTACAAACTATTTTAGGCGCGGTATTGGTGGCTGTCGGGGTGGTTTTGAATTTCACGCCCTTTGCTGGAGCATCACCATTTTTCTATCAAGCTGGTGGAGCTTTGATCCTTGGAGGGGTTGTCCAAATGCTATCACCTCAACCAACCGGATTAGCCAGCAAACAAAGCGCAGATAACCGTGCATCATATGCATTCGGTGGTGTAACAAACACCGCGGCGCAAGGCTACCCGGTACCGCTCCTTTATGGCCGTCGGCGGATAGGCGGAGCGATTATTTCTGCCGGAATTTATGTCGAAGATCAGCAGTAGATAAATAACCTTTTTTCTGGCCACCTTCGGGTGGCTTTTTTTATGGGCGCAATATGGCTACAGATAAAGTGTTAAAGGGCCGCAAGGGCGGCAGCTCAAGTTCCCGAACCCCTACCGAACAGCCTGATGATCTGCAATCTGTAGCGAAGGCAAAAATCCTCGTTGCGCTTGGGGAAGGGGAGTTTGCAGGGCAGCTAACCGGCAAAGATATCTACCTGGACGGAACGGCGCTGGAGAATGCCGACGGTTCCCAAAACTTTAGCGGCGTGACGTGGGAGTTTCGCGCGGGAACGCAGGCGCAAAAATATATTCAGGGTATTCCCGGTACCGAAAACGAAATCAGCGTAGGAACTGAGGTATCAAGCGCTACAGCATGGACGCGCACCTTTACCAATACGCAGCTTTCAGCAGTTCGCCTGCGTCTGAAATGGCCTTCGCTTTTCAAACAGGAGGACGACGGCGATCTGGTGGGTTACTCGGTCAATTATGCGATTGACCTGCAGACGGACGGCGGCACATGGCAGACGGTACTTAATACCAGCGTGACCGGCAAAACGACGTCTGGTTATGAGCGCAGCCACCGTATCGATTTACCGCAGGCTGGCAGCACCTGGACAATACGTCTGCGTAAGATTACCTCTGATGCCAACAGCGCGAAGATCGGTGACACGATGACGCTGCAGAGCTTCACCGAGGTGATTGACGCCAAACTACGTTACCCCAACACCGCGCTGCTCTACATCGAATTCGACTCAAGCCAGTTCAACGGCTCTATTCCCCAAATTTCATGCGAACCGCGCGGCCGCGTTATCCGCGTTCCAGATACCTACGACCCTGAAACCCGCACTTATAGCGGTACATGGACCGGTGCGTTTAAGTGGGCATGGACGGATAATCCTGCGTGGATTTTTTACGACCTGGTTGTTTCTGACCGGTTCGGCCTCGGTCACCGTTTGACTGCTGCGAATATCGATAAATGGACGCTTTATCAGGTTGCTCAGTATTGTGATCAGATGGTACCAGACGGCAAAGGGGGCAACGGTACCGAACCACGTTATACCTGCAACGTGTACATTCAGGACCGGAACGACGCCTACACAGTCCTGCGTGATTTTGCCGCTATCTTCCGAGGCATGACCTACTGGGGCGGGGATCAGATTGTGGCCCTGGCTGACATGCCGCGCGATGTTGATTACAGCTACACGCGCGCTAACGTTGTTGGCGGTCGCTTCACCTATTCGAGCAGCACCACGAAAAGCCGCTACACCACAGCGCTGGTTTCATGGTCAGACCCGGGTAACGCTTATGCCGACGCGATGGAGCCGGTTTTTGAGCAGGCGCTGGTGGCGCGATACGGCTTCAATCAGCTGGAAATGACAGCCATCGGCTGCACCAGGCAGTCAGAAGCGAACCGAAAGGGGCGCTGGGGTATTCTCACCAACAACAAGGATCGCGTTGTTTCGTTTGATGTCGGGCTGGACGGCAACATTCCGCAGCCGGGCTACATCATCGCCGTGGCAGACGAGCTGCTATCCGGAAAGGTTATGGGCGGCCGCATCAGCGCCGTTAACGGTCGCGTTATCAAACTTGACCGCGTGGCAGATGCAGCAGCGGGTGATCGCCTTATTCTCAACTTACCATCCGGAGTGTCGCAGAGCAGGACCATTCAGGCCGTAAACGGGGAATCAGTCACGGTCACCACGGCATACAGTGAGACGCCACAGGCCGAAGCTGTTTGGGTGGTTGAATCTGACGAGCTCTATGCGCAGCAGTATCGTGTTATCAGCGTTTCCGAAAAGGATGATGGCACGTTCTCGATTACTGGCGCATGGCACGACCCGGATAAATATGCCCGTATCGATACCGGAGCCATTATCGACCAGCGGCCGGTGAGCGTGATCCCGCCTGGTAACCAGTCGCCGCCTGCGAACATCGAGATCAGCTCGTTTTCCGTGGTTCAGCAGAATATCAGCGTCGAAACGATGCGCGTGAGCTGGGACCAGGCGCAGAACGCTATCGCCTATGAAGCGCAGTGGCGCCGCAACGACGGGAACTGGGTTAACGTGCCGCGCAGCTCCACAACGTCATTCGACGTCCCCGGAATTTATGCCGGGCGCTACCTGGTGCGCGTGCGCGCAATCAATGCCGCAGAAATTTCATCCGGATGGGGCTATTCAGAAGAGAAAACGCTGACGGGTAAAGTGGGCAATCCACCGAAGCCGGTTGGCTTCATCGCTTCTGAAAACGTGGTTTTCGGTATCGAGCTGAATTGGGGATTCTCGGCGAATACCGACGACACGCTGAAGACGGAGATTCAGTACAGCCTGACCGGGACAGGGGACGATGCGATGCTGCTGGCCGATGTGCCATATCCACAACGAAAATATCAGCAGATGGGACTGAAGGCGGGACAGATTTTCTGGTACCGCGCGCAGCTGGTCGACAGAACAGGCAACGAGTCCGGGTATACGGATTGGGTGCGAGGACAGGCCAGCATCGACGTTTCAGACATCACCGATGTGATCCTGGAGGAAATTAAAGACTCCGACACATTCAAAGATCTGATTGAGAACGCGGTGGACAGCAATGAAAAAATTGCTGGCATGGCTGACGAAATCAAAAACCATGCCGACGAACTTGAGCAGCAGGCGAAAGACATCCAGGAGAACGCTGACGGGTTGGCGCAGGCCGAAGTGAAGATAGACGAGATTTCTGTGTCGATCGACGGCATGACAGGAGGCGTGAAGAATTCGGCTATTGCCATTATTCAGAATGGGCTGGCGCAGGTTGCCACTCGCAAAAGGCTATCCGCAACGGTCGCGGGGAACAGCGCTCAGTTGGATCGTATTGATGAGGTAATCGTTAACGAGAAGGAGGCAACGGCGCGTGCTCTACTGAGCCTGCAAACGAACGTCAACGGTAATACGGCATCCATCAACAGCCTGAGCCAGACGGTTTCGAATTATCAGCAGTCTACAGCCACGCAGATAAATGCTATTACGGCGACAGTCAATGGACATACTTCCTCTATAACCACGAACGCCCAAGCCATTGCGAACGTAAACGGCCAGCTCAGCGCGATGTACAACATCAAAGTTGGGGTAACGAGTAACGGCCAGTATTACGCCGCAGGCATGGGGATCGGGGTGGAGAATACGCCATCAGGGATGCAGTCGCAGGTAATCTTCCTGGCCGACCGTTTTGCCGTTACATCCCAGGCTGGCAGCACTGTGTCCTTGCCGTTCGTGATCCAGAACGGGCAGACATTTATCAATGATGCTTTCTTCCGTGATGCGAGTATTCAGTTCGGTAAAATTACGGATTCTCTCCAGTCTGATAATTATGTTGCCGGAAGTGCTGGCTGGCGTTGGGGTAAAGACGGAACGATGCAGAACTACGGGAGCGACAGTTCCGGAGGCATGAAGCAGACTAACGTCACCATCAGCATTCGTGATGCTAACAGGCTCCGTGTTCAGATAGGAAAACTTACAGGAGTGTTTTAATGGCTTGGGGAATTCAGACTTGGGACGCCAACGGCATCCCGAACAACTACGGTATCAAACCCGTATCAGTGGTAGGACGTATTCAGCTTTCCGAGGGGCAAACCTCGGGCAACTGGTCCTTTACCATTCCGGCAGGGATGAAGGTCGGATTTGCGGTGTCCCTTGATAAAGGCGCGGTCTCGGTGGGCCGACGCATTATCGCTAACGGGAACACCATCACACTCAGCACTGCCAGCGAAGTTGGTATAGGTAATTATCCGGCCTCGGAATGTGAACTGGTGGTCTTCGTGGAGAATGCATGATGGCAGATTATGGCGCACTGATTGCGCTGGAAAGCGGAAATCCGTTCATAACTCCTCAGTCAACGCCGTTTTGTCTGTACAGAAAGGTAGTGGTTAATTCTTCAGCAAACGGGGCATATCACGGAGCCTCTGCAACGGTCGCGCTGGATGCCTCTTATCCGGCAATGGTTTTTTGCAAAACGAGTGATACCGCTCAACCAACTACGGTTGGAGCATCCAGGTCAGGAGGAAATATTCTCGTTGGCTCCAGCAATGCTTATGGTCAGTCACATACTCTGACGGCGTACATCTTTGCCATCTTTCCACAAACGTTGCCCGACTGGGGATTTGCTGTCTGGGATAAAGACGGAAAGCTGGTACTGACAAACGAAAGCCGCGTGCTTACTGACCTCGTTACTGTCGGAACACCAGGAGCCTCAACGGGAGGGATAAACATTGATGTTACGTTGCAGGGTAGTTATGCGGTAGCGCCTGCAATTCTGGGCTCTCAAATCATACAGAACAACAATACCAGGCCTCCAACAATCGTGAATATAACAGCCTATGCAGGGTGCCGTTTTAACGGTTCGTCGACCAGAATAACTGCCGCGCCTTCGACAACAGCTACTGGTTCTGCAGCAGGAGGGACAACCACCGGGATAGCATTGACGGCCATCAACACCGCAGCCTATGACTGATTGATCGTTTTGAGCGATCAATAAAAAATAATTGATCTACATAATCAATTATACCCGTCGATTTTGTATTGATATCTTCGAAGCTACTGAATTCCTCTGGATACTATCAAAATGAAAAGGCTAATTATCAGCATGGCGAGCGCTTTAATGCTGTCTGGTTGTGCTGGTGTACTTGAGAAACAGGAACCTATTTGCAGCGGCACGGCCATTGTAGGCGGTCAGGAAAATACCGTTATGATTTACGGCGTTCGAAAACAAAACAACCAGACGCAATACCGCGCCGGTTATCCCTTTAACTGGCGTTGGGTAGGCGCAAATACATTCACTGGCACTACCTGTAAATAACCAACCCATTCGAATACAACCTCGCTCCGGCGGGGTTTTTTATTGCCTGGAGAAAGTATGCTTTATAACACTGGCACCATCGCCATTAACGGAAATACCGCCACTGGAACGGGTACGAACTGGACTGCGCCAGCCAGCCAGGTCCGCGCTGGCCAGACGATTATCGTCATGTCGAGCCCGGTTCAAATTTTCCAGATCTCAAGCGTGGACAGCTCCACCTCGATGACGGTTACGCCATCTGCATCACCGGCGTTAAGCGGCCAGAAGTATGGAATTCTTGTGTCGGACATTATCTCGGTTGATGGACTGGCACAGGCTATGTCTCAGCTCATCAAAGAATATGACGAGAACATTGGCGCGTGGGAGACGTTCGCCACTACCTCAGCAAACCAGACCATCACCGTTACCATCAACGGAACCTCCGTTAATATTCCAAGTATTGGCGCGCTTGCCAGAAAGGGGGCCAACAGCGATATCACCGAGCTTAAAGGGCTCACTACTGCGCTTTCTGTTGCACAGGGCGGGACTGGGGCAAAGACCGAAGCTGACGCTCGCACAAACCTCGGTTTAGGAAGTGCGGCAACTAAAAATACTGGTGAAGGCGATAATAACGTGCTGGCACCAGGATCATTTGGCGTAGGTTCGAAAAACTTGCCAGTAATTGGCGACATCTGGGATAAAAGCCAGGGAACTCGCTTCTGCAACGTATCTCCTGCCACGTCAGGAGGACCGGGTATGTATGGTTCAGGTATCAGGTTCTCGGACCGAAATATTGGGAGTGGGGGCACCCCAGCTGCGCAACAATCCTTTGCCGCCCTGATTCTTAGCGGCAAGGTCATTCAATTTATGGGAATGGCTGATGGTATCGATACTGGCTGGATGAAGATTTACCACACAGGCAATACGACTCGGACATCTGATGGCACGTTGAAGGCCGCCTCGCCTATAGTTCAATTGTTCGGGGATGGGACATGCCAGTTTAACGATGAATCCGAGGGGTGCGCCGTAACCCGCCTGGATATCGGGGAATACCTGATTGAAGGTTGTACCGGCTTGAATGCAGATGCAGCATGGGGCGGTATAGATGGCGGTTTTGACATTCCTACTGACCGTAACAAACAGCCACTCATCTGGCTTGATTATATGGTTAATTCTGACGGTTCTGTGCTGGTTAAAACCTATCACCGCACCCACCCGTCGGCCCCTGAATTTGCCAGAAATGAGCGGGCGGGGTTAGCTGATGGAGACCCGGTTGATATCCCGTCAGATCAGTTCGTCAGCGTTCGAGTAGAAATGCCTGCTAACAGCATATGGAATCAAAAACAGCTGGCTGCTAAAAAAGCTCTCTATGACGCTCATGAATTAGATGCCAACGAAGATAGTGGCTCTTGATAGAGTTGCCGCCCATCGCATGAAAAATGGGCGGCAACTGGTTGCTCTGTATTCATGCCCGAGTAAAATTCACAGGCCAACCTGGCGAACGGTCGGGGACTCAGAAACCAGCCATATGTCGGACTCTTCAAACATTTCTTCCAGCATGCGGTTTAGCTTTTCCCGATCGCTTTTACTTGCATCGCTATTCAAGCCGTTCGCCTGCATCGGCTTCACCTTCACTTCGGCATCAGGGAAAATCTGATGAACCCGCTTCGTCAGCTCGGCCAGAATGATCTCTCTGGCCCCTTCGAGCCCCGCAACATTACGCTTGTCATATACCAGTTCAACAAACATTGCTAACCCTCTTGCCTAACTTGATCTGTAATCACAAAAATACTACTGTATATGCATACAGTCAATAGTCCAGAGAGGGCGCTCTTATGCCTCGTCAACTTGATATACGTGCAGCCTTTTTAGCGGCCATACAACAGAATCCTAAGGGATATCTTTGTTTGAACACTGACAAATTCATCACTGAATTGCGCTTTAGGAATTGGCATTTCAGCCAGGCAGATGCCAATGCCTGGATTAAGAGATACCAACCAGACTTTGCTGATAAGACGACGGATGGAAGCGATAACCGTTACTGGATCTTGCGTAATATGGGGAGGGTTTTCTGATGGGCTTTCCTTCACCTGCTATGGATTACCAGGAACAGCGGTTAACCATAGATCTGTTATGCGGAATTGATGGGAACTGCAGGGTAATAGAAACATCCTGTGGTTGGGCAGTGATTAACATTGCTCTAAGGCCAGAGCAGGGAGATACGCTACTGGTAAGAATGGATAACAGGAACGAGTTTGCAAAGCTATACGGGGCGGCATTGATAACTGAAGATGGTGAAGCGATAGAAGGCGACGCGCTGGATGATGTGGAAGTGTTTGGTGTGCTAACGCATAGTCTTAACCGCGTTTGTAATGATGATTGCCCAGCCATTTAAGGTATGGGTTTAACCACCATTTTCACTTCACCCAAAGTCGATTTACGGTACTAAAAACTTTCGCCATTGTGACATTTTGATAACGGTAAGCTATTGATTACTTAGATCATAAAATTATGAATTAATGGCGAAAAATAATCGTATATGTTTGATTTTATTAGATAACACGCGTGATTTAAAATCCCTCGGCGTTCGCGCTGTGTGGGTTCAAGTCCCACTCCGGGTACCATGGGAAAACTAGAATAAAATCAATGATAAGCAGTGTCGTATAAACCACCGAAAGGTGGTTTTTTATTGTGTTTTTTTCGCCATTCGCCATTGTTTCGCCATTCGACTTCGCCATAGAAAGAGGGCATTACTGCCCCCCAACCACCGGTACTACAGATATTTTGCGGTTGTATCTTGCAGTCTGCGAAGCATTTTTGTGGCCTGATATTTCTTGTTTCTCATGCAGCGTACCTTCCAAATCAGATATCCCTTTGGCTTTCAGGTCATGGAAAGTAAAGTCAAATTCGATCTCAGGGAATTTCTCAGCGGCTAACTTTTTCGCCTTCATCCACTGCGCATTAAAAGCATCTCGTGTATATCTCGATCCTGATGGCTGGTGAATAACATACATGCTAACCATTCCTTCTTTGAGAGGTAAGGAATCAGCCAAGGAGATTGCACGCCTTAAGCGATCGGTCCATTTTTTGATTTGACTCACTGCTGTCTTACTTTGCTGAATCATGATTCCTTCATGAAGAAGCTGCGTTTTTTTTAGATCAAGAATATCCCCCTGTCTAGCGCAGCATAGATAGGCAACCTCCATAGCGATTTTTACAGGAATAGTTGCAATACTGTACAGAGCATCATATTCGTTATCAAAAACGTAACGAGTCCTGGCCTTTTCTTTAAACTGCTTTACCCCTTGGCAAGGGTTCATCTTCACTTTTCCACGCTCATATGCCCACCTGAATACCCTCGACATAAACGCTTTTTCTCGGTTCGCCTGAACTCTGCTCTTAACCCCCCTCTTATCCATATACTTTCTGATGTGCTCCGGCTTAATGTTTTCTGGTTTCATTTTGCCGAAAACGACATTTACCTTTGAACCATATTTCCGGTAATCCTTTCTGGTTTCTGTTGCCAGATCATGAAAGTCACCAGAGTTAAAAAACTCTTCGCAAAGAGCATGAAAGTTGGAACCAACCTTTATATCGTTGATGAAGTTTTCATACGCTGCCCAGACCTGAGACTTTGTGAGATCGAGGTTGCACAATCTCACAGTTCTCCCGTCTGGCGTTCTGAACTCATAAGCAGATTTGCCTCGACGCACGCGGGGCGGCATCCAGTTATCTTCTGGGTTTTTGCGGATTCTGGGCATTACATGTCCTTAAAGTTTGGTTCTTCTTCCTCTGGATTGTTCACTACCAGCTTGAGGCCTGCAGGGTTAGTTACATGATCCCATGTAGTTCCTGGCCTGCCGTCTTTTCGTGGCACGAAAAACACACCGCTTTCTTTCAGTGCTCGGCACTGAAGGGAAGGGCGACGATAACCAGTAAGCTGATATAGGTCATCAGGGGTAAGAAAACGTTGGCTTTGTCCGCTCATCGTATAGCTCTCCACTCAACCGGCTGCACCCGGCTATCTCTTATAGAAAATGCATGATGAACAACCACCACGGAGCCCATCATTGCAGGTACGACATCTTTTTGTTTCGGTGTAATAGAGCTGGTGGACCATTTCCTTTGGCATGAGAACCGGCATCGGCACTCGGATAACCAGCTTTTTGAGTCTGTCTATCTCAGCTGCGTGCTCCAGCGCGATATCCTTCCAGTCCTGCGCTTCGGCCATCCACCAGGCTACATCTGCTTTAAGGCGGCGCAAGCGCCGCTGTTTGAGTTTGCTCACCATGGCAGCCACCCAAGTTGCTGCAGGGCACCGATTGCCAGCAGCACGAACATAATCGCGTCGAATGGGTTAGGCATGGCGTTTTCTCTCTGCCGGTAATGGAGGGATATCCATCCACATGATAACCCTCACAATAACACCTTCATTCCCACGCCACTCGTCAGATTCGCAATCGTAGCAGGATGTAATCGCAACGCCGTAATCTGTCTGGACCAGGTAAATCCCGTTACTTTCAGGTTTAATTTCTGATGCATCATTCCAGATAGGAATCGGGCCATTGCGGTATATCTCCTGAAGCTCCCGTGCCATGTGGTAGGCGATGTGCCTGCGCCCAAAATCACGAACAACCTCTTTGAGCCTTTCATGGGAAATTGTCACGGCTTCACCTCCTGCTGCGGTGCTGCTGCAATCATTGCCTTGTGCATGGCGTCGTATCCGTCTTCCTCTACGCGTGCGGCGGCGTCGATCATTGCTCGTGTCGCATCAACCGGCACCAAAACCCAACCATCCGGAATCACCGGAGAGTTGCCACCGGCTTTGATGTGCATACGCGGTTCGCCGTCTTTCGGCTCCGGCCACTGGCGCGCCATGTTCTCTTTCAGCTTTTCTTCCATCGCTGCTGTGATTTCACCGTCACTGATACCGGCGCGGCGCTGGGCATCCCATAGCAGGAACTGCATATCAGCCCACTCGCTGAGGTCGTCAGGTTCGGCGGCTGCCTCCAGCGCCTCTTTCGAGAGGTGTTTTAGTGGACCTATGGGGCCAACATCACCGAACGTAGCCTGTGACCACTCAGCATGGCGCTGACGGATGAGATTGCGTAACTGCAGCGATGATCCAATTTCTTCGGGCAACTTGTAAGCCGTCGTTACAGGTTCGGCACCCTGAAGCATGGCGGATCGGCGTGACAGCAGTCTTTTAGCCTCAATGCTGCCTTCTGCCTCAAGCTCTCCTTCAGCCTCTAAGCCACCCTCAAGGTATTCAACCACATCAGCAATCCACTGCTCCCACGCACCTGGCACTGCCGGCGCTGGCGGGGCGGTGTACAAGGGGCCGCACTTCCAGCCAGCATCTAGTGCTTTTTTTGCCCCAATGCGATTGATTCCTTCGTCTGGATTATCCATATCAACATCTCGCTTACCGTCACGCTCCCACATCCACGCCACAGGCTCCGCTGCGAGCGATGCCAGCGCGATACGCGCCAGTTCGTGAACCTCCCACTCTTCTGCATTTGCCTGACAGTCGCTTCCCTCAGAATTGAACTGAAGGAGGTTTGCTACGCGTTCTCTGGTAATAGTGCTCATGATGCCTCTCCTTTACCGGCTGCGGCGGCGATACGAAAAAGTTTAATGTCGCCACTGTCTGAGTTCTGCTTACTCCAGATAAGTGACGTTTCTCGCCCACGCTCGTTGATATGCATGAGATTTCTTTCGTCTGTAAAGCATGCAGGAATGAAAGCTACAGGGAGTGGATAGAGGGCAACTGCATCATCACCCCATTGCTCAACTGCATATTTCTCATCGGTTGTGAACCTCGACATGAATGATGTGACGTTAGCGCTCCTCATCCATGCCACTGGCTTAACCTCCCGCGCCTCCAGCTCAGCAATCCGCTTCTCTGCGGCTTCCAGCTCATCCAGCAGCGCCAGCACGGTTGCGGGGTTGGCTGCGGCAATAAATTTGGCGTCCGTCCGGTGAAGTGCAAGACCATAGTCGCTAGCCAGTTGATCTTCATTCCACCAGGTCTCTCCTTCTTCTGAGATGGCCTTCTCTGCCGCTTCCCGTAATGCGCGTTTGTCGATGTTGCTCATTGGGCGGCCTCCTGGCGGTCTATGCGTTCAATTTCAGCCAGAATAAGTGCGCCCGCTTTCACCAGGTCACGGCGTGGATTTGTAGGTTTCCACCATTCTGGTGCCCACGGCCAGTCCAATGGAATTCGGTTAAAGGAATGGATGGTATTCAGTACGTAGCATGAGGATGCCCACAATAACTGGGATTCTCCGTACTGGTCGTCATGCTCAGGCGTCCAGCCCTCAACAGATTGCTGGCGTTGACGCTCTGAAATCACTGACTGAACTGCATTGGATAGCGATTTCACACCGCTGGCCCGCACTTCAGCCAGAAAAGCGGATGTCGCCGGGGTGCTTTCGAGAAATTGCCTTGTCTTTTCAAGAACGCACCAATCCGGTACAGCTGCACCTGAAAGCGATCCATTGCCACGGCGTTCTCCTGTATCGCATGAATTGAATATCTCAAGAAGCTGAGTCTTCAGCCCCGCATTCTCCGCAGCCAGCGCCTCAGCATCATTGCGAACCTTACGCAGTTCCAGTACAGCAACCTGAACTGCATAAGCGAACATAGCGCAAGGGCGGTTACAGTCTGTCTCAGCATCGCGCTGCATGTTCACTGCAACAGTCATCAGCTCATCCAGCTGTTCGGCGGTCATTGGTTTATTGGCTGTCATGATCATTTTCCTGCTGCAGTTTGTATTTCTTAACGAAGTGGGCCACAGCCTTTGACTGGCTAGCGGCAATGGTTTTGTCACCCATGTCCAGCCAAACGGTTTTTCCGCGATACAGTGAGGCCCGACCAATGTCTTTACCATCGAGCATCACATACAGAGTTCGTCCGCGAATTTCTGTGGTCGGGACTGGCTGTGACAAGCGATACGTTTCACGCGCTTCCGCAATCGCTTTGTGCTCATCCATAATTGCCAGCGCTTCAGCAAGGGCAGTTCCTTCAAGAGTGAAAACACCTTCATCACTGATCGTCGCCTGAGCCATCAGCTCAACAAAACGGCGCGCGTTCTTTACGCTAAGTTCCGGCGCGATAGAACTGCGGGTAACTTTCTTTTTGCCCTGGGCAGCCGCTACAGCCTTATCATGCTGGAGAACTTTTCCGGCCTGTTCGCCATACTCCATAACGCGATCAACTGCGACGTCTACTGACACCGCACCGGATTTAACTTCCTGCTGAACGTCATGGTTCGCAGTGCTCAGGAGAAGCAATTTCTCTACCGTGGCCACTGACTTATTGACCAGTTTTGCTATTTCGCTGGTGGTCTGGTTGAACGCGTTATGTAGCTCCTGAATAACTGCGGCCTGTTCCATATCGGAAAGCGGTAGTTGGTTGTTACTGGTCATGATTCGCGCCAGCCGCTGAACATCGTTACCGTTGAACGGCATGATGTGGATGCGGTCTACTGGCTTGCCAGCTTCAGCACAGCGCGCATAGCAGCGACGGCGGCGGTGACCTTCGACAACCCATACACCACCTTCATCACGGGCGATAACTTCCAGCGGTGGAACTGATCCGCCGTTCATCAGGTAGTTAAATAGGTCCTCATCAGCCTGGCGGGTGCGTTCATCATCTTCACGTTTGTTGAAACCTTCACGAACATGGATATCGGAAAGGGCGATAAACATCCCGGTATCGGTGCGCTTAATTACACCGGCCTTGGTCATTTGCTTGAATGAGTTAGCCATCAGAGAGCAACCTCGTTCTTCATGGAAATCACCACAGGAGGCAGTTCGCGCAGTTCTCGCTGAGCTTCCAGCAAGTGCATGTTGGTAGGCGTTTTGGTGTGGCGCTCTTCGATGCGGTCGCACTCTTTGGCCCAACTGGCAACATCCTCACGTAGGGTGGCGTTCTGCTCAGCCAGTTCCTTCCGCTGCGCCATCGCTTCACAGAGCGCGACGCTGGTAACATCAAGGCGTGTAGCCAGTTCATTAACCATCCAGCCGTAAGCGGCAGGAAGGAGAGAGGCGGCCTTACGAGCTGAGTCGATAAGTTGCTCCCGTGTCATGCGTGGTTGTAACTCGGTGACGTTCTGTGTGTTCGTCATGGATAGTTTCTCCGTGTTATAAGCGCTCTGCACAGCGCTGATTTTTGGTTGCACGAATCCCTCGCCGTTTGGCGACAAAAAATAAAGGGGTTTCGTTTTAGTAAGCACCCAACCAGGGCACTTAGTGAAACGGGCGGCTGCCACCACCAATTAGCTTCTCCACAATTGGGAGCGCGTTCCCCTGAGTTGATTTAACGACTGAGGCCTCTCAAGGAACTGGCCGAACGCGCTTTCAGTTGTGAAAAGGGGCGGTCGACATTAAGGACATTCACAACTGCCGACCGCCAAGACTACACACAGCATCTGGTACAGCTACTACGGTTTACACAACTGGAAGCGCACTCCGTTCGTTTACTTACCTGTCATCCACAACCGATAGTTGATGGAATGCGCTTTCATGTTGTGTGCCGGTCTTTCCCGGCTGTCAGTTCTTTATTGCCATTTGAACTCATCGGCCTAACGTGTTTTAACGACCTTTCCCGTTTGCATAATCTTGTCGCGGCGGTTATCGCTGCCGAAGCGCCACTGTCCAGGACATTTATCAGGACCGTCTCCAAGTGGTAACTCTTCCAGTCCCGCTAAGCACCTGCAGAGATGCTTAGCGTGATTGGCTGATATCCTCGTCTCTTCCGAGGTGTCACACCGTATCGCCACGCTGGTGAAGCGTCTCTGGCTGTCGTACACAACTGTCTTGCACATTCCGGCTACCCGCTGGATCTGGATACTGAAAGGAATCCACGGACCGCTGCGGCACATGTGCCATATACCGTACTGCTTACTACCACACCGGCGCAGGTAAATGTCAGTACCTGTGGCGTGATTTAAATGTAGGATATCTTACTTCATTGTGTCAACACTTAAAGTAGGAAAACTTACATTGATAGTGAAAAAAAACCGACAAGAATGTCGGTCTTTAGAAGAGGGGATTTTACAGGTCAGTAACTACTTGTTTTACTACACCAACAATTTTGCAGTTACCATTTACTTCCATAACACGATAGTTAGGGTTCAGCGGAACAAGATATTTTAATGGCCCATCAATAACAAACTTTTTGAGAGTTGCCTCAGCAGAACCGACAATTTGAGCGACAACAATTTTTCCATTTACTTCTTGTGGGCTGCCGTAATCGGGGTCCACCACGACGAATGAGCCTTCCGGGATACTTGGTGCTCCGTTTGGATTTGTCATCGAGTCACCGCGAACACGTAGTGCAAAACCTTCATCTGATAAGCTGGCCGTAGTGAATATCCATTCGGAAATATCACCTTCAGTTATTGGAGCTCCACTCTCTGTCCATTCCCCAGCCTGTACCCAAGATAGGATAGGGATTTTCTTTACACCAAACTTCTCAGTCGGCTTATAAAGAATCTCGTCACAGTCTGGATCACCGTGTCCCGTAATTATCCACTGAGGGTTAGTTTTTAAGGCAGCCGCCAGCCCCTGTAGGTTAGAGCCACCAGGTTCATAATCACCAGACTCCCATCCTGTAACCGTTACTCGGTTTACGCCTACCAGCTTGGCGAGAACAGCCTGGGTGAGCTTCAGCTCTTTGCGTCTTGCGCGGATGCGTTCATTCATTTTCATGTAGGCAATCCTACCATTTTATGATGTAGGAATCCTTGACCTCTTAATGTAAGATATCCTACTATCATGATGTGTGTTTCCCTTACATTTGAGGCAAAAATGAAAAAAGATGATGTGGTTTCTTACTTCGGCAGCGTGGGGAACGTAGCGAAGGCATTAGGAATTTCCCATGCATCGGTTTCTGGGTGGGGTGAAGTAATCCCAAAAGGTAGGGCATTTGAGATTCAGGCACTGACTTCTGAAAAGCTGAAAGTCGATCCATCCCTTTACGCAAAGCCTAATCAAAACGCTGCTTAATTTTAACTACCAAAGGAAATACAAAGGGGTAGGTGAATGGATTACGAATTTTTTGAGCGACTTGGTAAATCAATGCCAGGGTCCGTAGAAATTGACCGAGAAAACTCAACGGTAACGCTTACGGGTTGGAAGTTAGAAAAGTTTGACTATGCCAACAACCAAAAGCAGTGCGCCGATAGTATCGAAGATCAGCCCAGCGGGTTTAGGACTTCTCCACTTAAAAGTGAAGACACGTTCCCGAAAACAATTCTCTTGGTAAATGGCGGTTTTAAGCGGGTGGTTAATCCACTCACCAATACCGATTCCCACGCATCCAAGAGCGATAAGACCTGTAGCACCTGCTGGAAATGCGGGGAACATACCAGCGCCAGCAAGCAAGAAAACGAAAGCTCCGAGAGCAATCAGTACCTTGTACCAGGCATCAAGGGCCAACTTAGAAAGTGGATTTTGCAAGTTCGTAGATTCCTTTTTACGCCGATAGGCAAATTCTAAGCGAAGGAAAAACAACATGGTAGAGCCAAGCCTGAAAGAAGTAGTGAAAACGATGTGCAAAGCGTACCCGGGTGGCCGTGAGGCTATGGCCGGTGCTCTCGGCATGTCAGTGACGCAGTTCAATAACAACCTGTACGAGAAGAACGGCTGCCGCTTCTTTGAAGTGAACGAGCTGGAAGCGATGGAAGACATTTCAAACACGTCTCTCCTGGCTGATTACTTCGCGCAACGTCGCGGCGCTCTGCTGGTGGACGTTCCGCAGTTGGAAGACCTCGATCGCGTAGACCTGTTTACCCGCGCAATGAGAACTGCAGCAGCACGCGGTCAGGTTGATCAGATTATCCAGAAAGCCCTGGAAGACGGAGTGATTGAGCCGCATGAAGCCGAAGAGATTAACGAGCATCACCGCCGTCATCTGGCAGCGCGTGAAGAAGAAATACGCGCGATTGTTGCGCTGTTTAGCCGTAAGAAAAGCCCAAAAAAGTGACGCCAGCGGGCGTGCAGGCCCCTGGCGTCTTGGCGTGTCGTATTCAGTGGAGAAACTAACGCATGAACAGTTTAAACCGATTGAGACCAGCGAAGCAATTCAGATGCCTTCCACTGGTGGGAAAAGACTCCCCGTTCGGCTATGTGGAGAGATTAAACGACCAGCCTGGTGTGAACAACTACCAGCCTGAGAACGCGATGGTAGAGGCTTTTGCTCTGATGAACGAGAAGGGGCGTGAGGAATGGCTGAAGTTAACCGGCGGTTCAAAGACCACTACGGCGTCCCGGTCCATGTCATCAGATGGGAGCCACAGACTCGACGCGTTATATACCTTCGCGAAGGTTACGATCATGAGTGCTTCAGCCCTCTTGAACAATTCCAGCGTAAATTTACAGAGTTAAAGGACGACCATGAGCAGAATCTTTGACATCGTCCAGTCAATGTCAGGCCAGAAGAACGTCATTGTTCTTCCCAGGCCGTACCTGCTGTTCTTTAAAGAAGACCAGCAGGCTCATGCGCTGGCGGCAGTTCTTAACAACCTCGTTTTCTGGTCAGCTTTTGGGGGAGAAGACGGCTGGTTCTATAAAACTCACAAGGAGCTTGGAGCTGAGGCTGGCGAATTAACCGAAGACCAGACAGAGCGGCTGGTTAAAAAGCTGGTAAACAAGTATCTGCCTGGCGTGATCGAGACCTGTTCTCGAAAGGTCAATGGCACGCCAACCAAGCATTATCGTATCGACGGCGATGCTCTAATTTCATTAATCTTTCCAGAAAATAACGATTACGCAAAAGTACGGAATGGAAAACGTGAAGATGCGGAATCAAAACCGCGAAACTGCGTTTCTCAATCCGCGAATAACAGTAATCTTGGGAGCCGCGAAAGTACGGAATCCTATCTCTATACAGACTTTAATACAGAGTTAAACAAGCAGACTATTAAACCTATTTGTCCGGTTGCGCCGCAACCAGACGGTGATGTGTTGATCACCGATCAGGCTAAACAGGTTTTGACCCATCTGAACCAGGTGACCAGTTCGCGTTATCAGGTCTCAACCACTTCGCTGCAAAACATTCGTGCCCGAATTGGGGAAGGTTACACCGTTGAAGAGTTATCACTGGTGGTGGACTACTGCAACGCCAAGTGGAGCGAAGACCTGACGATGGCGGCCTACCTTCGACCACAGACGCTTTTCCAACCTTCCAAATTCCCTGGCTACCTGAAGTCAGCCAACAGCTGGGCCAAAGCTGGGCGTCCTCGTCGCGTCAACGGAGAGTGGGCCCGAGAAGATGGCGTATTCCGTTCCAGCTTCCAGAACACTGACTACAGCAGAATACCGGCAGGTTTCAGAGGAGCGAACTCATGATGGAATTAACGCCGCGTCAGAGTGAAGTGCTGGATGCCATAGTGCTCTACAAGGACAGAACCGGATTCCCGCCCACGATGCTTGAGCTTGCCGGGTTAATCGGCTGTGCATCACCGAACGCTGCTGCTGAGCACGTGAAGGCGCTCAAGAAAAAGGGTTACATCTCCATTGCTCCTGGCGCTGCCAGGGGCATTACCATCGTCAAAAGTGAATGGGATACAGATCCTGTATCGATCGTTAGAGACCTGTTAACCGGTGGAGACAAGGCCAGAGATAACGCTGTTGAATGGCTGAAAAAACAGGGAGTCACTTTATGAAACTGGTGCTCCCATTCCCGCCGAGCGTAAACACCTATTGGCGAGCTCCTAACAAGGGGCCGTTAAAAGGCCGCCATCTTATCAGTGAGAAAGGCAGGGCATATCAGAGTGCGGCCTGCGCAGCGATTATTGAGCAGCTGCGTTGCCTTCCTAAACCATCATCTTCACCAGCTGCGGTGGAGATCCTTCTCTTTCCGCCAGATGCACGCCGCCGCGACATCGACAACTACAACAAGGCTCTGTTTGACGCGCTTACTCACGCTGGCATCTGGGAGGATGACAGTCAGGTTCAGCGAATGCTGGTGGAGTGGGGCCCTAAAGTTCCGGGTGGCAGAGTTGAAATAGCGATCACTAAACATCAACCATCTGTAGGGGGAATAGGGTGAGAGCCATACTGACACCTGAAGTTGCGCCAATGTCCGGGGTGGTGCTGTTCCGGCCAGGAAATGAGTTGCTGTGGTTGTTTCGTCGCGGCCGGGTGGTTATTGAAACGCCATCTGAAGCTATTCAGCATCTGCCATCTGGGCTGATTCCTGAAGCTCACCAGCCACTGACAGATGATGACAGCATGCAGGAACTTTTACTGAACGATCGGGTTATTCTGCGTGCTGGTGGGCTTAGCAGTCTTGATGCCTGGCTGGAAAGAAAATTCGAATGTCAGTGGCCCCACAATGAATGGCACTCAAAGGACTTTACGGTGATGCGTCACGCACCCGGAAGCATTCGTCTTTGTTGGGGATGTGATAACCAATTACGTGAACAAACCACTGAAAGACTGGCAGGAATTGCCATGCAGAACCTGTTAAAATGGCTGCTCGAACGGGTGAATATTATGCTGGGCTTTAGTGCAGACCACACCCTGACGTTACCGGAGTTCTGCTGGTGGATGGTACGTAACGATCTGGCCGACCTTATTCCTGAATCAGTGGCCAGTAAAGCCCTCAGGATTAAGCCTGAATCGCACAGCCCAGTAATGCGAGAAAGCGACATTGTTCCGTCATTACCGGCAACTGAAATCCTCCAGGAGAAAGTTAAGAAGATAGTCTCGGTGAAGGTCGATCCTGAATCACAGGAATCTTTCATGCTGAGGCCAAAGCGTCGCCGCTGGGAGAACGATAAGTACACCCGCTGGGTTAAGTCGCAGAAGTGCAGTTGCTGCAATAACCCGGCAGACGATCCCCACCACCTGATAGGCCACGGGCAGGGTGGAATGGGTACCAAAGCGCACGACCTGTTTGTGATACCGCTGTGCAGAGCGCATCACGATGAGTTGCACGCTGATCCTGTGGCATTTGAAGCGAAGCACGGCGACCAGTTAACGCTGTTGTTTCGGTTTTTAGATCGTGCGCTGGCAATTGGCGTATTAGCATGAAAAGTGGAGAAAACATGCGTGATATTCAGATGGTTTTAGAGCGCTGGGGTGGATGGGCCGCGAGTGATAGTTCCGGAGTCGATTACTCATCAATAGCCGCTGGTTTCAAAGGACTTCTTCCCCCGACAAGCAAATCCCGCCCGTCATGTACTGATGACGATGCCCTAATTATCGAGGGGTGTTTAGCTCGACTTCAAAAACGCAAGCCCTATGAACATTCGCTTTTGGTTGCACACTATCTCTATGGCATATCGAAGAGGAAAATAGCGAAAGCACGTAAGAAGGATGAGAAGATAATTAGAATAGAGATACAGATGGCCGAAGGCTTTATCGATGGATGTCTTTCCATGCTTGACGTTTGTTTAGAAATGGATTGTTAAATTAAAGAAGCCCCGTAAATTATTGTATGAAATTACGGGGTTTATCAGTTGTCAAATTTCTTTATTCAGGGCTTGGGAAAGCGTTTGGTGGCATAAATTGTTGGAGGGCATATCTTATTTGAAGTCTAATGTAGTCCTCTGGAAAATCAGATCGATCTAAAGATGATATAATTTCTTCTTCGTTAAATATGCCTGCCTTAATCATTTCATTTATCTTTGTCTTCATGCGCATTAAAATGTCTGTTCTGTTTATCTGGCGCGGGTATCGGATATTCGCGGAAATTTCACGAGAGTTGCTTTCTAACTCTCTAACTTGATGGGCTAAAATGCGTGTGTTGTTTAAAATTTCAGCCAACATGTCTTTATCAGTGCGAGCTGGAACGACCTCGTTAGGTTGATTATTGCTGAGGGCTCTACTAAATCCTTCTTCAAATTGAGGCCAGTAAGTTTCAAAAGCCTTTGCCAGGATATCATCAGGTAATTTACTTTCATCAAGTAATGAATTAATTGTTTTGAGGAGTTTAAAAACGCTATCTTTATTTTGAGTTGTATGGTTGAACTGAGAAAGTGGTGCTTCTAGGTCTTCAGGTTTTAAATCAATCAAAAATGTACACACTCTATTATCAGGAAGCCCTTTTGTTAGTGCTCCCGTTTCGAAAAGAATCCACGGTTTATTTTTGTTTTCTTGAGTCAAGAAAACTACGCCTATTGAGACGTCCTTTAAAATTTCATTAATTTCGGAGAACCAGATTGCACCACGGTCAATATCTTTAGTTGAAATCCAAGGTTGTGCTGCTTGAATTACGCACTTCAACCATCCATTAAATTCTTCAGCAACAGCTTGGCTACGGTTTCCAGACCAACTTAAGAATATTTTCACAAAGACCTCTTTATTTGGATCATTCAGGATAGGAGGTTAACTGTACAATGGAAAAAACAAAAAATCATTAACGCGGTCCGCAATTTTTAGTTTACTCTGTTAAGAGTGGTTTCTTCGCCACGGACTTAAAACGAATCCTAAACCTCGCTACGGCGGGGTTTTGTCATTTTTGAGGCTACCTGCGGGTGGCCTTTTTTGTTTCCCCTCAATCTGAGAGGACTCACGGCAATAAGAGGGGGCTAAATGTCCGATCCTGTTTCTGGCACTACGGTAGCTGCTGGTGGTCTGATGGGGGCCAGCATGTTCGGCCTGGCAACCGGCATAGATTACGGTGTGGTGTTTGGCGCATTCGCTGGCGCGGTGTTCTACGTCGCTACGGCGGTTAATATCAGCCGCCTTAAGCTGGTGGGTTACTTCATCACCTCATTCATCTTCGGCGTTATCGGCGCGCCACTGCTTGGCTCTTATTTCTCCAAATGGACGGGGTATAGCGACAGGCCACTTGATGCGCTGGGCGCGGTAATAGTTGCCGCAGTGGCTATTAAGCTGCTGACGTTCGTCAACAGTCAGGATTTGGGTAGCCTGTTTGGAATTCTCTCTCGCTTACGTGGAGGAGGGGCCAGCAATGGTAACAAGTGATCCGAGTGCGATGGTGAACGCCGTTATTTGCGGCGTAATCGTCCTTGTCCTGATGTTCTACCAGCGAGGTGGGGCGAGACATCGCCCACTGATCTCGCTGATGGCTTATTTCACGGTTCTGGTATACGCCAGCGTTCCTTTCCGTTATCTGTTCGGCCTGTACCATGAATCGCACTGGTTTGTGGTGCTGGTGAACGTCCTGATATGCGCTGCCGTTCTCTGGGCTCGGGGAAACGTGGCGCGTCTGGTTGATGCACTGAGGCACTAATGAACCAATCACAATTTCAAAAGGCGGCTGGGCTAAGCGCCGAGTTAGCTGCGCGCTGGTTTCAGCCAGTCACCGATGCGATGAAAGAATTCGGCATTACCAAGCCGGTAGACCAGGCCATGTTCATTGCGCAGGTTGGGCATGAATCAGCTGGCTTCACTCTCCTGGTGGAGAGCTTCAATTACCGGATTGCCGCACTAGTTAACTTCATTCGTGCAGGACGCCTTACCGCAGAACAGGCAAACGCGTTAGGCCGCCGCCCTGAAGAACGGACATTACCGATTGAGCGCCAGCGAGCCATTGCGAACCTGGTATACAGCAAACGCATGGGTAACAACGCACCCGGCGACGGCTGGTTATACCGTGGGCGTGGGCTTATCCAGATTACCGGCCTCAACAACTACCGTGATTGTGGAAACGGCCTGAAAGTTGATCTGGTTAAGCAACCTCAGTTGCTCGCTGAAGACGTATACGCGGCAAGAAGTGCGGCATGGTTCTTTGTCACTAAGGGCTGCCTTAATCATTCTGGCGACCTGATGCGCGTGACGAAGATTATCAACGGCGGAACGAACGGACTGGAAGATCGTCGCGCTCGCTTCGGTCAGGCCAAAACAGTACTGGTATGAGGTTGATATGGGTTTAGAAACGATAATCGGTATTGCTGCACTTGTTATGGCTGCTATCGCTGGTGCCTTTGGCATTGGCCATTCACGCGGCACCAGCAAAGCGGAAGCCAAAGCAGACCAGCAGCGCACCGAAGAAAAGGCCGCAGCCACTGAAGCAGTAGCCGAACGCCGGGTAGAAGCAACGAAAGAGGCCAGCAATGTACAGCAGACTGTTAACCACATGCCTGATGACGATGTTGATCGCGAGCTGCGTGACACGTGGAAGCGTCCCGGTGGTGGTTGATACCGCCTGTGACTGGGTAAAGCCAATCTACCTGACCGATCATGATATTGACGTTATGGACCGCCAGACGAAGAAAGACATCCTGGCGCATAACAAAGCGTGGCAGGCGAACTGCCAGAAAGAAACCAGAGCCCCGCAATAGCGGGGCCTTTAATTACTGAGGAAAGAGCATGACTGTAGTTCTCACAGCTAAGCAAATCGAAGACCTGGCTAATTTCGCGAAAGAAGACGGCGCACCTCAATACACTATCACCACTGGCACCATCCCGGAGTTCGAAGCCGATGATGGCGAGATTATCCCTGAATACACAGGGTTGATCGCGTACTCAGATTCGCTGGAGCATGGTGTGTTGCAACTCGACGACTAGCCATTACAGCAGGCATTCACTGAGTGCCTGTGATAATGTCGAAACACATTAATCAGGTGCGCGAGATGTCGGGTAATACCGATCCGGACGAAGCGTGACGCTGCTATAAGCTGGAGGATGGTGCAGACGGCCAATATCTTCTGGCTCAAGGGTTCGAATCCCTTCCTGATTACCACATTAAGCCACTGGCATCCGCTGGTGGTTTTTTTATGCGCATCGCACGCGCACAACTAAGAAAGTCTTTCAGCTGTGAGCCTGGGCAAACCGTTAACTTTCGGCGGCTTTGCCGTGCGACAGGCTCACGCCTAAAAGGAAAATTAAATGCAGGTCACTATTGATGGTGTCCCATACGCACCTGCCTGCGAAATTTCATCGCGGATTGGCATTGCAATAACGACACACCAGCGCGCCGACGTTCTGAAAAGAGCGCTCGAACAGCACATGAAGCACCTGCCAGCTGGTGCGCTGGTGGTGGTTGTGGATGATGGTTCAAAACCTGCAGCGGTAGTTCCCCACGGCGTGCAGCTGCTTCGCCATGAAACATCACTCGGCATTGTTGCTTCGAAGAACGCCAGCCTGTCAGCCCTGATGGATGCCGGGTGCGAGCATCTTTTTCTGTGGGATGATGATGCCTGGCCTATCGCCGATAACTGGCATCTTCCCTACATCGAATCACCCGAGCCACACCTGGCTTACCAGTTTCTCGATCTTGCTGGCCGCAATAAGCTGAATGACCTTTCGGTGCTTTACCGTGACGATCAGCATGTGGCGTATACCGGGCAGCGCGGCGTTATGCTGTATTACCACCGTAGTGCCATCGAGAAGGTGGGCGGATTTGATCCGGTATACGGTCGCGGCATGTACGAACACAGCGACCTTGCCCTGCGCATCCATAACGCCGGAATGACTACGTGGGCTTACGCTGATGCGGCCGGTTCAGAAAAGCTGATTCATTCTCTTGATGAGCATGAGGCTGTAGAGCGTTCCGTACCGAAACCAGACCGGCAGGCGCTGGTGGAACGTAACGTTAAAATCCACAACGAACGGCGTGATGCCGGGTTTACCGGTTACGTGGAGTATCGACGGCAGCGCGACGTGGTTATTACTACTCTGCTGACCAGCCAGCCTGACCCGCAGCGCGGTACGAAAATGACCGCCTCTCCTGACATGCTGGCTAAATGGGCGTCCTCGCTTCGGAATTGTGGACGTATTGCGCTGGTGGATGAACTACAGACGGCACCGGCAGACGTTGAGCTGTATCGCGTTCCTGACGTGAAGATGAATGTCTACTTCAGGCGCTGGCTGCATATCTGGCAGCACCTGCGAGATCACCCTGAATACCGGTTCGTCTGGTGTACTGATGGTACCGATGTCGAAATGCTTCGCGCGCCGTGGGAAGAAATGGAACCCGGTAAGGTGTATGTCGGTTCTGAACCGAAGACCTACGCCGACTCCTGGGCGAAACAGAATCATCCTGAGCGTATCTATAAGGAATTCATTGAAGCGCACCGCGGCGATGTGATGCTGAACGCTGGTCTGCTGGGTGGCACCCGCGCTGATGTAATGGCGTTCGCTCACGGCATCATCCGTCTTTACTACCGGATAGAGAGTTATCGTTTCTGGAAGAAAGAACAGGCTGGCGCTGCGGTGGGCGATATGATCGCTTTTGGCATTGTTGCTAAATCGTTTGGCGATCGAATTGTCACCGGCCCCCGCATCCACACTATTTTTAAGTCCGATGGTGTCGGTAAAGAGTACGCTTTCTGGCGCCATAAATAATTTCATTATCCTGAAAATCCTTTAACCGGGAGGCATTGTCATGGCCGCAAGAAAGACGATTGAAGAGAGATTTTGGATAAAGGTTGATAAAAAAGGTGAAGATGATTGTTGGTGCTGGTGTGCCGCAACAGTGAAGGGCGGTAGCGGAGAAAGAAAGTTAACTTATGGGGTTATTGGTACAGATCGAAATGCCTCTGGTAACCCAAAGGTTCTTTTAGCCCACCGGGTTTCTTGGGAAATGCATAATGGGCCAATACCGGAAGGTAAGTATATAGACCATATCTGTCACAACACCTTATGTGTGAACCCACATCACCTCCGACTTGTATCACCAAAGCAAAACGCAGAGAACCAATGTGTTGTTGATTCCCGCTCAACATCTGGATATCGAGGCGTATCGTGGAATAAACAAAAAAATAAATGGCTTGCTTACTGCAATCATGAAGGAAAGCGTTATCACGCTGGGTTCCATGAAACAGCAGAGTTGGCAGCTGAAGCTGCACGTCGAGCCCGAAACAAGGTGTTTACCCATAATGATGCAGACAGATTTTAAGTTTGTTGTGGTTGGCCATCACTCTCGCTTAAGCCATGCGCAACGTCTTGCCGCGTTGCTGGATGCTCATCTGCTTATTGATGACGGTGACCACGGCGCGAACTGGAATCATCGGCGCGCTATCGAGTGGGCAGTTGAGCAGCCTTGCCGTGTAGTGGTATTGGAGGACGACGCGCTGCCAGTACATGGATTCACCGAAAAGGTAACTGACTGGCTGGCTCGTTTCCCTGACGACATGCTGAGCTTTTATCTCGGCACCGGCCGACCACCGCAGTATCAGAAAGAGATAGCCGACTGGCTGATTGTTGCAGATAAGTCACGAGCAGACTTCATCACACTTCAGAGGCTGATACACGGGGTCTGCTACAGCATCCCACCTCAGCACCTGAACCGTGTTCTGTCTCGATGGCACAGCAGCAAGCCTGCTGATTATGCCGTTGGTGATGCCTATGGCGGCGCTGTGGTTTATCCGTGTTACTCGCTGGTGGATCACGCCGACATGCAGACGGTTGAGCGTCATCCTGACAACGAGCCGAGGACAGAACGCCGCCGCGCATGGAGACTGGCATGAACAAAGAGCCACGCGTATATGGCAGCCGATGGGATAAGGCCCGTCTGCGTTTCCTGCAGCAGCACCCACTATGTGTGATGTGCGAGCAGCAGGGGCGCATTACCCCGGCAACGGTGGTTGACCATATCGAGCCCCACAAACTCAAAGATGCGCTTAAGTCAGGTAACCCGCTGGCCATATCTAAAGCACAGCTCCTGTTCTGGAGTAAAGATAACTGGCAGCCACTGTGCAAAGCACATCATGACTCAACGAAACAGAGAATGGAGAAGAGCGGCGCGGTAATAGGCTGTGATGCCAACGGCTACCCGCTCGATCCTGCGTCTCACTGGAGCACGTAATGAAAGACCTCATCATTGAATACCGCGACGGTAAGTTTGTTCAGTTGGCAATTGATGGCGTAGCGATGAAGACTGTTACCTCTATCCAGTTTTCCCACACAGTAGGAGAAAACGTGCCGACGCTGACCTTTTCAGGGCATGTGTGGCCCGAGCACGGGAAAGGCGCTCAGAAACTCGAACAGGTTGATAAACAGACGTCCTGGAATGATGAAGTGAAGCGGATAATGAATGAGTGAAATCATTTCAAATGCAATGAAATCAAATGAGAACGAATCGCATCAGGGCAGGGGGGGGGATCAAATCTTCAAAACCTTTGCCCCAAATGACCGCCGCCAAAGTTTGATTTTAACGCTAACCCGATTTTTTTAGTTTTAAGGTGTTGACAT